GTATGCAGGAAGGAAAAGTCGTGCTTGTTCTGCGCAAATGTTATCACACATTGCTTGCTCGTATAGTTCATGACCAAGTTGTTGATAATGTGCAAGTTTTTCAGTCCAATATGAACCGATTTGAATACTAATATAATCCCCGCTACCTTGTTTGCTGTTGACAGGAATTGAACGCCACATATCCGCATCAGGAATATGGAATTCAGGTTCTTCAGTCACATATCTTCTTGAACTCTCATTCCATGCATCCATTACATGATCAGAACCAACTACATATTTCCACCATTGACGTGCAACCATTAGAGGTGCATATACTTCAAATTGCAACGTTGCATGACGGAAAGGCGATGTGTGTCCTTCACGTGCTAAGAAGTTAATAAGTGATTCGTCACGTTCAGTTAAAGTTTCGGTTCGTTTATTATAACTAACCCTTGCACTGTTTGCAACTGTCAGGTCGTTACCTAGCACATCATGTAAAATTACATAACCCTTATCAAGTACATCAATTTTCTTCATTCTTTTTCTCCAATACTTAGTTTTTTAGATTTCTCATTGTACGAAACTCCTTCGACAATTTCATAAATACTCGTATTTGGTGATGCGATATAAACATCTACATCTCCTAGTTGTTCAAATGCTTCACCCAAAGCTTTCATTAACTCAATCAATTTCATTTTTTTTACCCTCCACTATTGTAATACACTCTCCACTAAGTGCTTTCCATGTTGCGGCTTTTTCATGTTCCAGTCTACAACCCCATTTACGACGAGGAACTTTATACATACTTCCGTAATCATATCTAGCATGTTGCGGTTGCTTATGTTTTTTGTTGTTGTAATTGATACTTTTCACGTTAACAACTCTCCCTCATCAAATAGAACATCACTACCTGAACGTCTACCTTTGACGAGAATCGTGTTGCCTAAAGTTAAGATATCACGTACAGTTTCTCTTGCCCATAACGATGAGAAAACAAGTAATTTTACACGTCCATAAAGTGTATCGATGAAAACGAATGACATGGGATTACCTTTTCTGTCATTAAACGTTTTGATTTCGGCAACTTGTCCTCCTTGTATGCACTTCTCCCCGTCTTTATAATCATTAAGCGGTTTGAAACCATAACGCTCCATCGGGTGAATCGACAAGTACATGCCAAGAACTTCTTTTTCCCATTCAGCTTTAATCGTGTCGTTCCATTCATATTTAGCAATCTCGTAACCCTCTTTGATTTGCTTCTTTGTACGGTTAGCCATGTCAACTTGCCATAACAATTCAGCACGATTCGGATTATCAAAGTCAAAACAACCTGCCTTTATGAGATTTACTAGAACATTTAACTTGATAGTAGCTTTTTCACGGCGTTCAAGAAAGTCATCGAAAGATTTAATAGGGCGTAGGTTAAGGATACTATTAATAGCACTTTCACCCACGTGCTTAATAGTTGTGATTCGATAGTTAATACCACTATTGGTGACAGTATAATCACTAGCAGAAAGATTAATATCGGGGGGCAAAATTTTAATACCTTTCTGCTTACATTCTTGAATATATCCCGCGATTGCATTTTGACCATCCCCATCTGTTTTTTCAGAAGACATTAGTGATGCGTAGAAGTGTTCCGGGTAATAATATTTGAGCCATGCTGTTTGATATGAGAGTTTTGCATAACTTGCGGAATGAGATTTATTGAAGGAATAGTCGCCCTGAGCGTCAACAATTTGCTCCCATACTTCACGCATGTAATCCTCATCATATCCATTTCCTACTCCATCAAGAATGAATCTTCGCATAACTTGGATATTTTCTTTAAGGTTCTTTCCTTTACGAATAGTTTTATCAGCATATGCAATGTCCCATCCTGCCAACCTATTCGCATCAAGAAGAAACTGTTCTTGATACGTCATAGTACCAAGTGTTTCGTGCATCCAAGGACGATATGGGTCTTTATACCAACCTGCACCTTTTCGTCTGGCAATGTATTCATTCCAATCACCTACACCGGGACGGATAAGGGCATTAATGGCAATAAGGTCACGAAAGTTTCGAGGTTGTTGTTCAACGACTTTTGTAGATTGTGCGGCAAGTTGGAATACACCTGACACATCACCACTGCACAACATGTCATACACTTTCTCATCTTCTAAATTAATTCTTCCAAGGTCAATTTGATTGCCCGTACTTTCAGCAATACTTTCAACAGTTCGTCTGATAACAGGTAGAGTTTCGAGGCCAAGTATGTCGAACTTGTAATGTCCAAGTTCTTCGAGCATGTATTTATCAAACGCAACAATTCGTTTAGTTCTGTCCTCAGAGTTAGACTTGACTGGCAGAAACGATGATAAGTCTCGGTAGATGATAACTCCACCTGCATGTTGGGATTCATGACTAATAACTCCTTCTAGTCTTTCAATAACGTCCCATTCTGTTCTGTATCGTATTTTATATTCAAGTAACTGCGGCGCATCAATATATGCTTGTTCAAGAGAAGGGCAAAGGTCTGGTACAAGTGAGGTAATGGATTTAATCAAAGTTTCAGAGTGTTCAAAGCATTGCATCACTTTTCTAATACAAGCACGTGGAGTCATTGTACCAAATGCTATGATGCGAGCAACATTTTCCACTCCGTATTTTCCTTGTAAATCCTCAAATACAGCGTCTTGATCGGAGAAGTCAACGTCAAAATCAGGTTGTCTACCATCAGCCATGAATCTTTCGAAAAGAAGGTCATATTCGTGTGGGGGAATTTTCGTAATTCCTGTAGCATACGCAACTTTACTTCCTGCACCTGAGCCTCTACCATCACCCACGATGATGCCTTTGTTTCTTGCGGAATTGACATAATCCTGTACAACCAAGAAATATCCGGAATATCCGTTTCTATCAATAACGTTAATTTCATTTTGTACTTCCTCCATGAAGGATTTGTTTTTGTGTAGCCCAAGTTGTTTTACACCTTCAACAGTCTTCTGTACAAGTATACTTCTTTCTGATTCGCCATCTTTTACATCATAATACTGCGGTAGATAGTTACCTTTTTCGATGCGCGAATTACATTTGGAAGCAATTTTGGATGTATTATTGATAGCTTGTCTGACCACATCAACTGGCAACCCTTCAAAGGTTGCATACATTTCTTCTTCTGATTTGAGCCAAAAGTCATTGGTGCTGAACTTGAAGCGTTTCTCATCTGACATCTTCCTTTTCGTCTGTAATGCAAGCATTACTTCGTGAGGGAAGCAATCTTGCTCGTAGACGTAGTGTACGTCATTTGTCGCTACAAGTTCAATACTCAACTCTTTGGCAATTCTTAACGCCGTATTGTTACAAATGTGTTGTTCAGGTATGTGATTTGGTTGGATTTCGATATAGAAGTCCTCACCAAATACAGATTTAGCGCGTCTAGTCCATTCTTTTGCTTTATCCACTTCACCCGCCAAAATGTATTGATTAAATTGAGATGCAAGGCAGGTAGATGTGATAAGCAGGCCTTCTTTATGCTCAACAAGTTTCTCCCAAGTAATCGTAGGCTTTCTGTCGAAACCTTCAACATAGGAGTATTCTTGAAGTTTGAACATGTTACGTAAACCTTCGTTGTTCTTGGCAAGGACGAGTAAATGTCCACGTTTATAACCTTCCTCATCAGGTTGATAATAAAACTCACAACCATGAATTACTTTTACACCAAACTCATCACCATATTTTTGTGCCTCCCATAATGCCGATGTGGAACCATGATCGGTGATGGCAATAGCTTGTTGACCATGTGACTTTGCTGTTTCGATAACTTCTTTAACCTTACCCATACCATCAAGTGTGCTGTACTCGGTGTGTACGTGTAGATGACAAAAATTACACATTGGCTTCAACTGCCTTATATTTGAGATAACGTTTATATGCTTGTTCGGTGATGTGCTTGGATACAAGTGCTTGAATAGCTTCTTCTTCACTTGGAAGTTCAAGCATCGCATCAGAAAAAAGAGAATTATATTGATATTTACGGGTGTCATTCATTCTATAAAAATGATTAGTTCTAGAACGTACAATTCTTAAATGACCTTCATGTCTAAGTTTTAATGTTTGTGTCCACCAAACACCATCATATTGTTTACTAATTTCCATATCAGACCTTACTTTTACCAAATCACCCTTCATAAATTGCATATTTTGTTTTCCCCATTCGTTGTTTTATTTTATGCCAAGTCCTTTAAACGCAATGCAGGTTCCCCGTGTTCAATAGCGTAATCAATTGCTTCCTTGATGAGATTAATTTCATCAACAATTGTACTTTCACGTAACATCAACGTTTTCCCACTTTTACGTTCAATCCAAAGTTGAAACATATCTTCTTTTTTATGAATATTGCAACCAGATACTTCATAAGATGCAATTCCATCAACAATCCATAGCATTATTGTTTATCCTCCAAGGTGTTAATAAGTTTAGTTAAGTACCATTGTGCTTTGTTCAAATCTTCCATGCCATTCTTATATTGAAATCGTGATGTGTACTTTATTACATTTCCGATAAGATGACCTTGGAATTGTTCGGGTGTCATTTTAGCTTGCATATAATCAATTGTTTCAATTCCACCGACTTTGTAATGATCAGGATTAATATTGTCTTTACTCATTGTTTCACCATTTTCTTATGTGAAAGTTTAGTGTAATCCGGGTAACACACATGATCGATAACTAAGTAATTTGTAATTGAATTGTCTTCTCTTTTAACTTTAATTACTGGATAACCATCTAGTACTTCAAAAACCTCACCTTCTCCTTCAAAATAATTACCACTATCTAAGGTAAGTGTGGATTGTGATGAATATTTTTTTGATTCATGCAATTTAACCAACGGATTAAGAATTACTTTTTCTCCAACTTGTACGTGCTTCATAACATTCACGCAACTCCTGTCGTGTTATATTTTCTGGGTCTTTACCTTTAGGCAAAGTAACCAAGAATAGATTTGTTTTGTTTTTCAACATTTCAATTGCTTTATCACGTGCTTTGTTACCTGCATCATCGTTATCATACGAGAGTATAATGTCTGCTCCCGTTTTAAGCAAGAGTTTATATTGCTCATCAGCAAGATGTGCACCATAAGTACAAACAGCAGTTACACCTATTTCATGA